ATCACTAACTTCGGCAAGGCTATCGGTCTTACTGAACACTTTGTTATCGGCGTCGGAAACGGTCGTACCGGTTCCGGCATCGAACGAATGGCTGGAGGTGAACAGCTTGGAAACATCGACGACTTAAAATTTTTCAAAAGAAACCTTGTCAACGCCCTCATGGTTCCGCCGGGTCGTATCACCGCTCTCGCTGGTGACTCCCAGAACTACTCTCAGGGAAAGATTGGCGAAGTTACACAGGCTGAAGTCTCCTTCGCTCGCTTGGTCGAACGTTATCAGACCCCGTTCGAGGAAATCCTTATCCGTCTCCTTATCATGGTGATGAATACCGACAACTCCCTCGACGACAATATCAAGCTTCAGGAACTCTATACGGTTCGCTTCAAGAAGTCCAACGGTTTCAAGAACTTCATCGACTCTGAAGAATGGACGACGAAGCTCACCGTTTTCGACTCCATGATGAAGCACGTGTCATCGAAGGAAAATCCGAACGGTGCTCTGTCCAAGCAGTTTGCGTTGCGTTACGGTCTCCGTCTCACCGACGAAGTCTATCTCCTCAACAAGAAGTGGTGCAAGCAAGAGGAAGCGGAAGCTTCCGGCGAAGAAACCGGTGAGGAAGAAGGCGGACCGTTGGGCGGTGGCGACATGGGTGGCGGTGCTCCTCCACCAATACCCGGTATGTAATTACCAAAAAGGCGGTCGAAAGACCGCCTTTTTGCTTGACTACTTGATAAACTATACGTAAATACTGGAGTTTTAGACTATGACTCAGCAAGAAAAGACATTTATCGCCTTCATGGAAGGCGTTTGCAAAAAGTTCAACTGCGTTGAAGCCGTTGCACCCCTTTCCGAAGGTTTCAAGGCTTATTGCGAAACCGCCGCAATGGCTAGGGCGTTCGGCAAGGCTACATACGGCAAGAACGACAAGAATCCGACGGTCAAGGCTGCCCGCGATTCCTATAAGAAAGACCTGAAGAACTATTGCAAGGACAAGGACGCCAAGGCACGCGCCGAAGCGTTCCACATGGGCAACGAGGAACAGTGGCTCGAAAACAGGCTGAAAGACAGCAAAAAGTCGTGCTCTGGAAAGACTTGCACTGAAGCAAGTGATGCTGCTATACGAGCGTTGAAACCAAATACTACGTTGATTAGAAAAATTGGCGATAAGCATTATACAAAAAATAGTGACGGTAGATGGAATCTTAGTCCAGTTACCGCAAAGAGTGTAGCTAGTCTTGTTGTTCAACATGCGAACCCAGATAGAAACGAGACGGTTAGTGATGATGAATATGCGGTCGTTGGTATGTTAGATAGCAACAGTCCATGTTATGATTCGGCTATTGCTGATGAATTAAATGAAAAATTCCGTAATAGAGAACCTGGAATGACGATTCAAGATTGCTATGACTATACGGTCGAGAATATTGGTAAATCGCATCCAGAGGCAGTAGAAGCCGGTCGCCAATTAGTACAGCGTTATAATGACGAGTTGAATGCGTCTTTGCAAGAAGTGCTTGGCATAAAACTGTTTTAACTAGTGTAGTTTTGCTTGGTACTACATTTCCAACTCTTCTTAAAGACCGTATTTCATCTAGAAATACGGTCTTTTTTCATTTCAATGTAGCTTTTTGACCATTTTTTAACGCCTTTTTCGGTGTCTGCTAAACATAATGTCAAGAAGCCTTTGAAGAGCAGCATGGTGCTGCCGAAAAGGCACAACCTAAAGGTAACACTATGCAGACACTTCAGAAGAAGAATCTTACTCGCAAGTGGCAGTCCGTGCTTGAGTCCAACCTCGGCCCGGCTATGCATACCCGTGCAGAAGCCAGCGTGATTGCTACCTTGCTCGAAAACCAGAACAAGCTCAACCGTGGTGCTCTTATTGAAGCTGCCAACGTCTCCGCAGACGTTGCTCAGTATCAGCAGTACGCTCTCCCGATGATTCGTCGCCAGTTCCCGGAACTCCTTGCGATGAAGACGGTCGCCGTCATTCCGACTACGACTCCGATGGGTATCTACTTCGCTCTCCGTTATCTCTACGATAACGAACCGACCAAGACTACGGCTTTCCGTAACGGTCAGAAGCAAGAAATCGGTTACGACCTCGTAGCTGACCACACTGGCTTTGCTGGCACGTTCAACCCGTGGAGCACTGGTGCTGGCGAAATGCTCTCCAACTACTCCGAAGGTACGGCTACGACTGGTGCTTCCGCTACTGGTAACACCTTCGATCCGCGTGAACCGGGTCTCCTCTACAACAACTTCGGCGGTTCCTATGTCGCCGGTGACGACATGTACGGTCAGTACTCCTTCAACATCAAGAAGGCATCTATCAAGGTGATTTCTGGTGCTATCAAGGTCGGTACTCGTGCAATCAAGTCTCACTATACCATCGAACTCCAGCAGGATATGGCTGCCGCTCACGGTCAGGACGTGGAAGCCCTCTTGCTCGAAGGTCTCCAGTTTGAAATTCAACAGAACATCGACCGTGAAATCCTCATGGCTATGGTGATCGTTGCCCAGACCCCGTCTCTCGGTGGTGAAGCTCCGATTAACATGGACCTTGCTGATCCGAACCGCCTCAACGCTGGTATGGGTCGCTGGGCTGCTGAACGTATCGCTGGTGGTATTGTCAACACCATGATTGCAGTCTCCCGCAAGATTGCTCTCACGACTCGTATGGGTTGCGGTAACTTCGCTATCGTGTCTCCGGACATCGCCGCTGCTGTGGCTACCCTTAACAACGGTATCTACACTCCGACCTACCTCCAGACCGATGCCGCTGTTCAGCCGGCTGGTGGCGTTGCTGACGCTGGTTCTCTCTTGAATGGCAACATCAAGTTGTACCAGGATATCTACGCAAACGCTTCCTACGCCCTCTTGGGTTACAAGGGTCCGCGCCAGGGCGAATCGGGTATCATCATGATGCCTTACATCCCTTATATCTTCTGCAAGACCGCTGGTCAGGAAGATGGTTCTCCGCGTCTCATCGTCAAGTCTCGTTATGCCATCGTGGCTAACCTCTTGGGTGCTGGTCAGTTCTACCGTTTGATCCACTTCAAGAACGTGTCTAGCGTCATCACTGGCATCGACCTTGAAAACAACCCGTGGGAAAGCAACGGCTCCGTTGGTGGTGCGTCTCTGCAGCCGGGTCTCTCTTACGAGACTGTTCCGGGTGCTAAGGACAACCTCGTCAACGTCGCTGGTGGTCTCTCCTTCGAGAACAACAACTGGTAATTGTTGACCTAACTTTGCTCCTTGGTTAGGGAATGGCGGTGAAGCAATTCACCGCCATTTTTGTATCTTGAAAGTTCTGCCCGGCGGTTTTGCAGACTATATACCTTCACATAGGATTTGCTGAAAACAGCATTTTGTTGTTGACACCAATCTTGTTTTTATGTATCTTATGGACGAGGCTAATATGTATAGATGCTTAATTTGTGAAAAGGCTGGCAAGGTCGTCGAATATGAAAAGGCGAGTTCTCTTGGGACTCATCTATGGAAAACTCATGACTTGAAGCCACAGCAGTATTACGACCAGTACTTGGCGAAGCCGGGTGACGGCAAGTGTGCCGAGTGCGGCAAGCCGACGTCATTTCGTTCTATTGGGCAGGGCTACAAGGAATTTTGTAGCAAGAAGTGTGCAGCTAAGCACATTGCAGCTGACGCCGACCGAAATGCCCACAAGGTAACTGCCCGTATGGAAACCGTCAACAAGCTTGATGAAGAGACTAACGGCGAGTACCGCAAGAATGTTCTCGAATCTCGCAAGGCTACGATGGTAGAGCGACATGGTGTCGAGTTCTATTCCCAGCACAAGGATTTCAAGGACAAGTATTATGCTACCAACTTGGAAAAGTATGGCGTGAAGTCGTATATCGAGTTGCCCGAGTTTCAGAGACATTTACAGCAAATTAATATCGAACGGATGGGTGTCCCTTATTACTTCTGCAAGCGTAAAGAAGACGCCATTCCGGGCTATATCGAACTTCTCAAGAAGTACGACTGCGAGCTTATCGATTTCGGAAACAAGAAGGAAATCACTTTCAAGTGCAATAAGTGCGGTCACACGATGACCGAGCAAGACTTGTATATCAAGAGCCGAGACAATCTGGGCTGTACGCCGTGTTCTCACTGCAAGCCGAAGGATGCGTGGTCTTCTATAGCCGAAGACCAGCTTCGAGACTATATTGAAAGTCTTGGCTTCAAGACGGAACATTATGACCGTAACTTCCTTGACGTATATGGTGCTGACATCGTTATCGAGTCGAAGAAGCTAATTATCGAGTATGACGGGATTCACTGGCACAATGAGCTTTACCGTCCGTCTGATTACCATCTGATGAAGACAGAGCTTGCCGAGAAGGCTGGTTATAGATTGATCCATATATTCTCCAACGAGTGGGAGAACAAGCCGGATATTGTCAAGTCGAGGCTGGAAACGATACTTGGATGCAATCAGCGTCCGGTGTACGCCAGAAAGTGCGAAGTACGTACGATTAGTTATGAACTGTCCAACCAGTTCATGGAGAAGTACCACATACAGGGCGAGTGCGTAGGTTCTACGCATCGCTATGGTCTGTACGAGGGCGAGACCTTGTTGGCGGTGATGACGTTCGGTCCGGGACGATATTCAAAGAAGGACACGGAGCTTCTCCGTTATTGCACCGTCCCTGGGGTTTCCATTGTAGGCGGAGCCGGTAAGCTTTTCAAGCACTATCTGAAGGAAGTAGACCCGGACAGCGTTGTGACGTTTGCCGACCGTCGCTGGTCCGGCAACGGAGCGTTTTATGACAAGATCGGCTTTACTCTGGTGGGGATTACAGAGCCGTCCTACTATTATGTAGTGGGGAATACGCTTGCAAACCGCATGCAGTTCCAGAAGTACAAGCTGGTCGAAGCCGGTTACGACGCGAATAAGACCGAGCATGAAATTATGTTTGAACGGAAGATTTACCGCATCTACGACTGTGGAAATTATAAATATATTTATCGGAAATCGTTGACAAATTCGGATTGATAAACTATATTTGTATTCAAAGTTCAAGTTCATAGCGGTTCTTGAATGAAAACATATGATTTTAGGGAATATCCGGTGGTCGCTAACCGCTATCTTTGAGCGACTGCTGGATATTCCTTTTTCATAGGTAAAATATGCTTCAGCGTAATAAAGACGGGCTGTACGAGTGTGCGATATGCCACGACGTAGCGTACGAGAATGCTCGTGCACTATCCTCACACATAGGCAAGCATCATCACATCGATGCCAAGACGTATTATGACACGTATATCAAGAAGGAAGGCGAGGACAAGTGTCCGATATGCGGACAGCCATTGAAGTTCCGTTCGCTATCTGAGGGATATAGAGAGACATGTTCTAAGAAGTGTGCCGGACAGCTATTGAAGCAACATCCTGAACGTATTGCTGTACGTCAAGCGAAGACCGAGGCGACATGCTTGGAACGCTATGGTACTACCAACGGCGGTGGAACGGCAGAAGCGTTGTCGAAGGCTCAGCAGACTAACCTTGCTAGACGAGGTGTTCGGTTTGCCATGCAGTCCAAGGAAGTACAAGAGACCGCCAAACAGACATATTTGAAAGAGTATGGGGCGACCACTTACTTGCACAGCAAGGAGGGCGAGAAGGCTGTCGCCGAGACTAACATGAAGAAGTTCAACCGTCCGAACTTCTTTTCAGGAGAGGAAGGCCACATTGCTGCTAGAGAGGCATACCAAGCGAAGCATGGCTATGACCATAACATGCACGATCCGGAAGTTCTTGAGAAAAGGAAATCCGACGAGTTTGCCAAGTACGATGGCAAGTATTTTGTACAGACCGACGAGTTCAAGCAGAAGAGCAAGGAAACCCAGGAAGCCGAATACGGCACTTGGTACAGTGCGTCTGAGATTGGCAAGGCACAGTTGAGGGAGAAGACATTGGCTGAACACGGCGTCGAGTATTTCTTCCAGTCCGAACAGTTCAAGAAGTCCAACGAAGCTACTCTCATGGCTAAGTACAACGTCAAGAACTATTCGCAGACGAAGGAATGGAATGAAAAGGTCCATGCTACAAGCATGCGAGACTACAACGTTCCGCATTTTACTCAGAGTGATATTGTTAAGCAACATTATAAAGAAACTTGCTTGGATCGATTTAACGCACCAAATTTTTCGATGAGCGATGCGTACCGAGAATCACGTCTTAAAAAGTACAATGAAATGCTAGAAGCATATCATTGTGTTGGTTTGTCGTTTTCTAGTTTCTGGGAAATCCGGTTTAAATGCAATAAGTGTGGCTGTGAGTGTACCGAACAAGCACAATTCATCAAGTTCCGTACAAATGCTGGTATGACGCCGTGTACCCATTGTATGCCCAAGAATCCTCCTGTGTCTGCCGAGGAATTGGCGGTCAAGTCGTATATCGAGAATCTTGGACATGTCGTCACTCATTATGACCGTGATTTTCTTGGTACCTATGGAGCCGACATAGTGGTCGAGGACTGCAAGACGATTGTCGAGTATGATGGAATCTATTGGCACTCCGAGCTGTTCCATGACAGCAAGTACCATCTGAGAAAGAAGATGCTTGCCGAGGAGAAGGGCTACCGCTTGGTACATATTTTCTCCGACGAGTGGACGTACAAAAACGATATTGTCAAGTCTAGGCTTCGCTACATGTTCGGCATGGCGAATGTCGACAAGGTATATGCGAGGGAATGTACGGTTCAGTTGGTGGATGCTGCTGTATCGGCGGAATTTCTCGACCGTAACCACATACAGGGCAATGTCAACGCACCGTATAGGTACGGTTTGTACAGCGGAGACAAGCTGGTAGCGCTCATGACTTTCGGCTCCAGCCGATTCGAGCAGGGGGTTACCGAGCTGTTGAGGTTCTGTTCCGACCGCGATATCAATGTTGTCGGAGGAGCCGGAAAGCTGTTTTCGCATTTTGTGAAGGACCATCCGGAAATTAATCATATAGTTTCTTATGCGGATGCCAGGTGGAGTACCGGTCATGCGTTCTACGAGAAGCTCGGGTTTGCGTTTACCGCGATGAGCGACCCCGGTTATTTCATCGTAGACGGTGACATCCGCAAGAGCCGTATGCAGTTCCAGAGGCACAAGATTGCCGGACCTGGCGACGAGGGGAAGACGGAGCACGAGATTACGCTGGAACGAGGATTGTTCCGAGTCTATGACTGCGGACAGTACAGATACGACTGGAAACTTGAATCTGGACCGGAAAAGAGCTAATTTCAGGTTCATGCCAGAGATAGTTTCTACAAGTTTTAACAAGTTGGATATTCAAGACCCGTTTTTCGACTCGCTGAAGTCGATGTACCGTGGATTTGACGATTGGTTCAGCAAGAAGGCGGAGTATGAGGAACCGTGCGAAGTGGTATATGGCGACGACGGCAAGCTGAAAGCCATGCTATATACCAAGGTCGAGGGGTTGGGCGAGGACTACAGCAAGATGGAGAAGCCGTTTGCCCCGAGTTTCCGCTTGAAGATAGGGACATTGAAGTCGGATCTGAGGGGAGAGGGAATCGGACGGAAGTTTCTTGAGACGTCTATCGAGAAGGCACGTCAGAATCCGAGCATCAAGGCGGTCTATGCCACGATATTTGCCGACAAGCCGGAACTTTCCGGGCTGGTGAAGATGTTCGAGTCTCACGGATTTTCGCGTAGGTGCATGTACTGTACAGGGGAGACGGTATTTGAATACCCGATAACGTGGTGGAGAACCGGGATTTAGGCATAAAACTGGTTAAGGTCAACTGGGCTGGTCGTTCTGACCAGCCTTTTCTGTATGTTTTCAATTTTATCAACACCTTATAAACTGCTTATAACCAAGCGAGATTTTGAAGATGGTACAGAAGGACGGAAAGGCATTGCTGTCGAGCATTCTTAACAACGACAAGGAATCGGTACGCCGCATCGTGGCGTCGTATTTCGAGTCGATGATGAAGAGGGAGATGGACAAGGCGTCTGTCGCCATTATGGAGTCAATCGGTTCCACTGCCAAGTAAGGGGTTGGATTATGAGACATTTAGTTGGTGATGTATTTCTTGAGGGCGTGACCGCCAAGATGATGGACCGGAAGGACGAGTTCGGTGTCGGCGTGAAGCGTCTTGTCATCGAGGGTATCGGCATTGTGTGCGATATTCCGGGTATAAACAACCGTGCCTATCCGTTGCGTATCATTTCACGTGAAGTCGAACGTCTCATGAAGGAGATGGTGTCGAAGGGACGCCTTGCGGCAGAGCTCAACCATCCGCGTCTGGACGTGAACGGCGACGCCAAGGACTATCCGATTTTCGAGATGAACCTCGAGAAGGTATGTGCCTTGATCGAAGACCTCCACATGGAGGGGAACAAGCTCATGGTACGCATGGTGGTCTTGGAAGAGACCCCTGCCGGAAAGACGCTTGCCGGGCTTATCCGTGGCGGATATCATCCGGGCTTCTCCCTTCGCGGTGCCGGTTCTACTGTACCGGCTGGCGACCACGAGGAAATCAGCGACGACTATACCATGATTACCATTGACGTCGTGGGTAACCCGTCTTTTGGTCAGGACGCCATCTTCAACAGCCGTACTGAAAGTGTCGAGAAGAAGGGCAAGACATTGACCGAGAGTATTTCTGGTAATCGCAAACCGCTTATCGAGTCTATTCAGAGCGTAATGAACAGCTATGGCAAGGCTATTGCACGGAATTACGAAGACCTGATGATTTGTCCGGGCGTTTACAACAAGAATGCACTAGTTTCAGCATTACGCCAGGGAGTTTAAGAAGATGGAACTTTCTAAGATTTTGACAGAAGACGAGATGTCGCAGCTTTCTCCGGAAGTCGTGACGAAGCTGGAATCGGCATATCGAGCCGAGCTCGCCAAGTCTATCGAGTCGGACGCCGTTAAACAGCGTAAACAGGTCGAGAAGATGCTGGAATGCGTGATGGACCGTGCAGACAAGATGATTGCCGAGGCGGTTGCAGATAACGTGTCCAAGTTCAAGGATACGGCTGTGAACGACAAGATGTACAAGGTGTTGAAGGCTATTTCGGCTTGCATGGAAAGTGCCGGCATTTCGTTTAACGATGAGCTTGCCCAGGCTAAGAAGGCACAGAGGGATGCCGAAGCCAAGCTCCAGGAAGCCTACAAGGAACTGAACAAGTCCAAGCAAGTGGTGAACGAGCTTACGAAGAAGGAGTTCATCATGAAGCAAGTCGAGGGAATGAAGCCGGATGCTGTTCAGGCAACGCTTTCTAACTTCATGAACCCGAAGAAGGACGTCCGCGAGATTACTAAGGAGTCTATTGCTAACTTCATCGGCCAGAACGAGAGTGGCGGTGACGTGCTCATGCTCGACGTCGACGCTGATGCGGATGGCGAATTGAACATGGCCAACGTTGAAAATGCACTCAAGGACATCAACCACGAGCTCGACATGGAAGAGAAGCCGAAGAAGACCCAGAAGATGGTTTCCAACGGCAATACGCTTAACGGAAAGAAGATGACTGGCGAGAGCCGTTTCGAGAGTCTCGGGAAGGGTCTACAGCCGCAACGTGTCTCCATTCCTACTCCGAACGTGACGCTTGAGTCGGTTGACGGAGTTGCTTACAGCAATGACGACCGCGATGTCGCCGATGCCATGAATCAGCTGCAGGAGTTCGCCGGAATCGGCGTTGGAAAGTTCTCTTAATTTTCTTCATCATAGATAACCTCCAGGGGCGTCCGGCGACGGACGCCCTTTTTGATGTAGTTTAAGCTAGGAAACGTACCTTCCGTTATAAACTACGGAAAAGAGGAATTATGGCACAAGAATTCACATTCGCTCCTAGAGTACCGCAACCGCAACCGCAGCCGGTTCAGCAACCGCAGATGCAACAGCCGATGTATCAGCAACCACAGCCGATGTATCAGCAGCAACAGCCCGTGTACCAGCAACAACAGCCGGTGTATCAGCAGCCGTATCCTAACATGGCTCCGCAGATGGCTCCGCAGATGGGTTACGCATATCCGCAGACCAACATTGCACAGCCGAATGACGGTTCTCGTGAGTTCATGGAGGCGTACAACAAGAACAAGGCTGCATACGACGAGATGAACCGTAAGGTGAAAGCCGGTCCGACGAAGGAAGATGCCAAGTCGAACTACGAGAAGATGGAGGCGATGGTCGAGAAAATTCAGACCGATGTCGAAGGAAAGAACATCGAGTCTGCAAAGAAGGCTGAGACGCTCAACGAGTTGGTCGACTTGCTGACGACTGTCATCAACGCCATCGACAAGCCTGAAGTCTGGCTTCCGAAGGAACGTATGAAGTATGCGGAAGCACTGAAGAGCTCAAAGCTCGGTACATCTCTTGTGAAACACTTGTCTAGCTACCGTGACACCGTTAAAAGACTAGGTTAAAAATGGCACTACCGCTTACACTATCGAACTATGCAATCGCCTACGGCGAGTCGGAAGTACCCGTCTACGTGTATCCCGAGAAGGGTTTTTTGCTTACCAGCGTTGCAATGCATGGCTTCGCTCGGCGTGAGTGTAGGTTTTTGAATTTTCTTGTCCAGCGTCAATTCAGCTACGACGATATAACCGTTCTTTTGAATATTCGCGGTGTCGGCAACGTATTCTATGTTTGTGAAGGCGGTGAGTGGAGATTCTTGCTGGACGAAGCACCATGCAATATTGAAGCGAAGCCATATACAAACAATAATACGTTCAGCATTGATATCAAGGATGACGCGATTGTCGACATGATTGCCGTGTACGGTGAAGCCGAAATCGTGTCGGTGGTGCTTGACTTGCCGGAATTTACGTCAGAGGATGGCAACCCTCGCATTGTACCGCTTGATTTCTATGTGATGGGAATGTACGAGGATGACGAACAGATGGTCGAGGCTGATGGAACACTGCGAATGACAGTGGTGTCCAAAGACCAGCTTAATGACGTGCTCCCGAAAATCACGTACATAGAGAATCTTGCAAGCCGAATCAATACTGCTGCCAACATAGTATTGCACGGCGAGAATTTCCTTCCCGGAATGAACGTTTACATTTCTCTGGGCGACCGCGATTATGTAGTGGAGTCGGCGAATATCACGTTCAGCGATGACGGAAAGACTGCTAGCTTTACTTTGTACCCGAAGATGCTTGCCGTTGACGGCAACGGTCTTGACTCGTGTGGCGTTTATGTGATTCACATTGGCTTCGACAAGGAACATCTTGACAAGAGTAATCTTGGTCTTATCAGATACAAGTACAATTCAGAGAACTTGGAAGCACGCGACGAGACTCCGGCTTCGATGACGAAGGTTGGTATATGTTTTAACGCGAGTGATATGAAGCTTGTGTATGACACTACTGACGAGAACGGCAACGGTATTCTCAATCCGGGAGCCGGTCCGCTTGGTGACACTATGTATGTCCGTGTTGACGGCGATTGCACGAAGTACAAGTATGTGCAAGTCCGTCTGAAGCGTAACAAGCAGTTGCAACATAAACATGGTGAAATCGTTGTAGATGGTGTCCCTCTTGAGGCTGGCGACGTTGTGTGGCTTACACACCAGCTGAATCCGGAAGATGACGGCCTTTGGGTTGTCACGGCTGGCGATTGGTATGGATATGATTCTGGCGTTGAAATCGATAAAGATACGGGCGAACCCCTAGTTGACTGTTATGCACCAGCAAAGGCTACTCCGGTTGACGATACCTATGTAATCGACCTCGGTGCTAGAGTTACTGATTATGTCGATTATGTATGTGCGGAGAACGTTCCGTACAAGTGCGGAAAACGTACGGTCTGCTCCTATACGGTTGTTCCGGGAAACATTTTGCTGTTGTCAGAACAAGAAGACGGTTTGAATGGCTTGTGGGAAGTTACTTGCGGTGACTGGGTGTTTCTCGGTGATTCGCCGTACAATGACGGCACGAAGATTGACGATTCGCGTGCAATTATCACCCAGAACAATATCGACTTCTGCAAGTGCGGTGAAACCTACAAGATTGAGTATTACTACTTGAATGCATCTTGCTATCTTAATGAGTTGCACCGTGACGTAAGGGTTATGTGTTCCGATGCTTCTATCGTTCCGAACAACGAAGACCATCAAGTGAAAATTACTGAATACGTTGTACGTGTCGGTGAAGAGGATTCTCTCGTTGGCAACAAGGGTCGTACTCCGGGTGACCCGGTCAAGGAAGACTGTACACGTGTCGATGATGATTTTGAATTCAAGAACGGCATTTCGCTTGTTGAAAACTTGCAGTACACATGTCCGATAGAGCAAGTTCCGGGTCCTGATTGTAGAAATATATGCGATATTCCGCGTTACTACAACTTGGAAATGCCTAGCGACTATACGAACAGCAACGACACTAACGGATTTACGATTAAGTTCTGGCGTCGTGAAGTAGACGGCTGGCATCTGTATGCCTACATCTGCTCTGG